ATGCGCTGCTCAGCCTGCCCAACGAACGTAGCTACCTGCTCCGCAGACGTAAGACCGCCAGACCCCGCCGTGTCCGGGAAGTCGTTCTCAGTATAAGCCTCTATCGTTTCGACAAGCGTGGCGTAGTTCATCAGCCCATCTTTTTGCTGCTATTGGTACCCTTGGTCGCCGCACCAGTGCCCCGAGTCTTCAGGGTCTGGGTATTAGCAACGTTATTCGGGTACCCGCTATTGCCGTTAATCGGCACCGGCTTAGGCTGTCTGTATGTGGTGGTAGCCATTTACTTACCCTTCTTCTGGTTCGCCACCTTGGCGAGACCACGACCCAACGTCTTCAATTGCATGTTAGTCTTGCCGCCCCTAGCCAGCTTCGTCAGCGGCTTACCCGGGTGGGCGTTCTTCTCGTGCTTATGGATCATGGCCTTAATCATGGCCTTATCCTGTTTAATATCGCTCTTAGCCATCTCGTACTCCTAGGAAGTAGTCACGGTTACAGTGCCTATGGCACCGGTAGCCTGCAAATTATCAGTAAGGCCCGAAAGTTGAAGGGGGTTGTTAAGCCCCACCGGACCCCATCCCCACTGTATAACACGACTACCGCCCGAGGGATCACCAAAAGATATAGCCGCCGTGGGGTCTGGGGGGTTAATCGTCAGAACCTGCAAACCAGTCAAACCAGCCTGTAGGTACGTGGTATCCCGTCTTGGGTTACGTAGGGCCTGTGGGTCATCCACGGGGTACATACCCAGCTGGAGCTGGGGCTGGTCGGGTTCCCAGCAGGTGGGGCAAACCAAGATATTCACGTTCTTAGTCTTAATGACGAGCTGCCGCAGCTCCTTCAGCATGTACTGAAAGCCGCACCTATCGCACATGGCGATGGCTTTTTTACCAGAGGCGAACCTGTTGGGCATAGCCGCCCCCTAGAAGAACATTTGGCGCGGGGCAAGTCTCAAGGACGCCTTTTCACGGTCCTCGTCTGCCGCCAGCTGCCATGCTTCGTCGTACATTGCCTTGAGCATCTCTACCCTGTTGAGCGCGTCAGGGACCTTCAAGGATAGATAATAGGCCAGCCCAGCCACCAAGGCCGGGAGCATACGGAACGGGATGTCCTGAGTATTGACGCCGTTGCCTGCGTCTTGGATGCGCCGCAGACGCCAATAGACGAATGTATAGTAGTTACTCTGGTCGGGGCAAGGCCAAACATTGATGTTCGGGTAAGTCACCCCCGTGGTTGGCTCGGTAGCCCCCGACTGCCTATTGATCCAGACCTGAATGGGTCGGCCTTGGGTCAGTTTGTTGGGGATGGTGGAGTAAGTATCTACGCTGATACGGGTAATGTTAATGTCGGTCTGGTTGATACCCGACTGCGTACGAATAACGTGGTCCAGCAGATCAATAGTATCCACCGGGAGGCTGTAGGTAACCGTACCCTGAACCATAGGGATCGACCCCTGTTCAATGGTCCACAGGTTTATCCCCTTATTTGCCCACTCTATTGTCAACAGGTTCAGACTACGCCGCGCCGTACGCATGTCGTAACCCGTGCGCAGCTCAGCACCGCAACGCTCAAAGGCTTCTTCGACCAGATTATTGAGGTCTAGGTTAAAGGTTGTGGTGCCTGAAGTGGTCATGCGTTGTACCCCGTGTAACCCGAAAAAGGCACGTTGGGGTCGTACGGGCCGTTGAACCCGGGCGACATTGCCCCCATAGACGCAAAAAGACCGCTATCACGTTGGGGTATCGGCACCATGGGCGCATTGGGATTAGGCGGCCCGTAATATCCGGTGTCAGTAGGCACCGCAGGAAAACCACCAAATGGCGAAGGCGCGGCCTGTGACGGCGGTTGCGTATCGCCAAGCGGTGCCATCGGAGCCGGGGCCATGCCCGGATTCAGTCCCGACGGATACGAGGGTGTGTAACCCCCTATAGACCCAAAAAAACCACTATTAGGCTGAGTTACCGGCGCTTGGGGCTGGTACGACTGCTGCGGGGGTTGGGTCACCGGCTGAGCAGGTTGGGGTGCCATAGTATTCTGTAAAAAATCCATGGTCGGAGATGGGTACGACTGCTGCGGAGGCGGGGGGTATATAGGATTAGCAGGCTGCTGCGTCTGCTGCACTGGCTGGGGTGGCCGATACGCATAGGGATTAAATTGTGGCTGTTGCCGAACGTACCCCTGCGCATATGGGTTCGAAGACGGCGGGGTGGCCCTAGACATAGCAGAGGTCGCGTACCCTCCACCCCGACTGTTTCTGAACTGCGTTGTCATCTGTACCTTGCCGTTTTACTGGCGATAGACTTGGGTTGCTTAACGAACTGCTTGCCTTTGGCTGTGCCTTCCCGCTTTGCTTTAGTAGTAGCAGCATATTCAGCCGAGGAAAGGGACTGACGAGCAGCTTTAGGCAGATACCGCTCGCCTGTCGCCTTAGACCCCTGTGTGGAGGGTTTCCCAGACTTAGTACCCCAGTCCTCCTTGGTCCACTTGGACAGGGACTTCTGGGCTTCAGTCTTGGGGCCTTTGTAGCCGCCACCAGACTTCTTGTACCGCTGAGTAGCAAGCTGTGCTTTACGGGCAGACCATTGACCCGGTTTGCCGCCTTTGTCGCCAGCTTTCACACTGGCGACAACACGTTTCCACTTGCCCTCATCCGTGTGGCCCACTTACTTCTTCCTAAAGCCCTTCAGCATCTCAGCAAAACGAGCCCGCTGACCAAGCTTACCGGGGGCCTTAGCAGCCTTAGCCAGCTTCTTGGCGGGGATTGTCTCGCCCTTCTTGGTACCAAGGCTGGCACGGAGAGCACCGGGCTTCTTGATAGCCTTGGCAATGTTGAGTTTGCCACCCTTGGCCTTACGGTTGATTTCGGGGATGTATTCCTTCCCCTTGTCGTCCGTAACCAGAGGCTGCTTACCCACGATGTCCTCATCGCTAACAGGCAGGCGCTCAAGGGGCTTTTCCTTCTTCGGTCCAGCCTTCGGACGCGGGCGGTCCATAATGTCTCTAATCCGGTCAAAGCCTCCCTTAACCGTGTCGGGACTACCGCCAGCGTACTTCTTCACCTTGCCACCTTTAGCGTACATGGTAACCTCATTCGGATCATCCTTGCGGGTGATCGTCTTAGCCTTAGGCATTTTGGAAGCCTTAACGGCCCCCATACCACGAGAAGGGCGCATATTACTTGCAGCCCTTCATGCCACCCTTTGCCATGCCACCCTTTTTATAGGCACGGCCAGCCATATCAGGGCGACCCGTGGTCGGCATGGTACGGCCACTCATCTCAGCAGCGCGGTTCAAACCAGTCATCGCGGGACGACCCGGAATACCACCAGCAGCCATCTTAACCTGCTTGGCCTTGGTCTTGCCCTTCGTGGCAATACCGTCAGTGGAAGAGCGGAACGAACCACCCTTCTTCATGCCCATGCCCATCGGAGCAGCGGGAGCGGCCATCGCACCACGACCAGCGCGAGCAGCCATAGCACGGCCCATCATGTCCTTAAGCGCACCCATCTTCTTGTTAGACTTTTTCATTAGACCATCTTTCCTTTTGTCTTGCCTTTTGTGGCGATACCGTCACCACGACGGGAAGCTGAACTCTTAGCCGGGGCGCTCTTGGCCTTGGCCTTAACTTTACCGCCCTTTTTGAAGGCGCGGCCACTGACTTCAGCAGCGCGAGCCAGACCCGTATTCATAGACGGACGACCCGTCATGGGGCCCTGAGGACTAAACACCGGGGGGTTAATGCCCATTCCGGGGTTCTGGGTTGGCATATTCGTGCCCACCGGGCCCGAAGCGGGGTTCATCTGGTTAAACCCGTAGTTAGGGGTACCAGAAGCTACGTTACCACCGTCAGCGTATTTCTTCATGGTCTTAGCCTTTTTTGTTAATTTCGTCGATTTTGGTTTCAAGCCGTAGAAAAGCCGCATCAAAGCGGTCACCCAGTTTGTCAAGATCACGGCTGTACTCCGCCCTAGTAATATGGTCCCGGGCAATCTCTTCCCGGGTTCTGTTCATAAGGATACCAAGCCGGTCTAGCTCGTCAAACTTGCCCTTAACCAAGAAACCCATAACCGACACTATCCCGCTCAAGATCACGTTCCACACAACAACAATATCGTTCATGTCAGCAGTTCCACGCACGAAGGCTTTTGTTGATGCGGCTATTAGGGTCGTTAGCGGTCTTGGCGCTAGTAAGCTTCTTCTTCATCCCGGACATCCGGGCACAAAATGACTTCTTGCGGGCACCACCTTCAGGCTGGGGGCGCTTGAGACCGGGCTTCCCGGGGTTGGCAGCATTGTAGGAAGCACGGCCCTTGGCGTTCAGACCGCCCTTTTCAGACTTACCTTCTTTGCGTGTCCATGCCGGGGACTTAGCCATTTGACACCTTCTGGTCTGGGACGATCATGGGGTAGAGGACATCGGTACCGAAAGCACCCTTATACTCCTGCACGCCCATGTGACCCAGCTTGATGGTGGGGTCGATCCAGACTTCGAAGCCTTCGGCCCGGACGCGGTCACAGAAGAGGAAGTCCTCCCCCATGTAGCCCTCGGCGGTGACCTTGAAGTCGAACATGGCGTTCAGGCGGCGGTCAGTCCGCTTGTCGTCGTATTCCCACTCAGGGTGCTTGGAAGACAGGACTTCGAAGACTTCGCGGCGGACCATCATGAAGGCAGTAGCCACCCGCTTCGCACGTACTAGGCCCATACCGTTCATGGTCAGCTGGCCGTTCTCGTCGTAGTCTAGGTCGGTAATGTAGACCTTGTCTTCGCTGCGCGTGCGGGGAACCCCGGCGACGATGCCCTTCTTGGGGTCCGAAGCCCAAGCCATAAGCCGGAAAACGTCGTCCGGTTCGAAGTTAATGTCGGAATCAATGAAGAGCAGGTCCGTGCAGTCGGACTCCAGCATGTCCTTAGCCAGCAGGTTGCGGACCCGGGAAACCACCGAACAACCGCAAATACTGCCTATCTGGATACTGACACCGTGCTGCCCTGCGGACTGGGCAAAGCTAGCCAACGACACCGCCAACTTCAAGGAAACCTTGAAATCGTAGGCTGGCAGAGCGACGAAGAGCCGCCTTCCCGCTAGTTCGTAACCCTTAGTTGCCGCCACAGCATCACCCGTAGAATATGGTTGCGGTTAAGTTAGCAACCAGACCCACGTAGATACCGTTTTCGGCAAGAATACCTTCTCCGGGGATAAAGACGTTGTACGCCGCAGGGTAGTAGGCATCTACTTCCAAAAGAACATTCGCGTACATCGTCACGTTACCCGAAGTAGTCAGGCTCGCCGTGGTAACCGTGAAGGAGTTCGCATCTACCTTGGTAATGGCGTAGACGTTATCTACAGCAGAACCACTGGTGAAATCTAGCCAAACTCTATCGCCAGTAGCCAGACCGTGGGCGGTAATAGTTACCGTACACGTGGTAGAGCCGGGGATATTGTAGGTACCCGTCTGGGCGTAGTTGTCCGCAAAAACAACGTTTCTAGTAGCCGCCGTGGTATTAGCAGATACAACGACCCCCTTCAGGCGAGTACGGTAGTTAACCGCAACACCCGAAGCAGACGAATGCTCAGACTTGACATCGTATTGCATAGCCATTCTGGCCTCCTGTTACGAGGCGGCGAACGGGGTGACGATGGTGCTCGAACCGATTACCACACCCGAAACAGCCCACATCGTGGAGTTCAGCGCCGTAACCGTGACATAGGAGCCAACCGCGCCGCCCGTGGTCGTGCCATTCAGGTTAACCGAGCGGATGGAAGTGCCGTTAGCTGCGAAGCCGTTGACCGTGTCAGTGGTGTCCGTGTCGATAACCAGCATGGAACCCACCAAATACTGCGACGCAGCGGTGATGATCTTCCAAGTCGTGGCAGCGGTTTCCACCAAGAAAGTGAAGGAAACACCCATGTTATTCAAGGTGTTAGGGTCGCTACCGGGACCGGACGAAACCGGGTCAGCCGTGGCATTGAGCGACGGCAGGGTAATAACCAGCGTAGCGTCGTTGGTGCGGATAATACGGCCAGCATAAGTGGCGACATCCAGCGTAATGGTGTTCGTGGCGTTGGGCAGGTTGATAACGCTGCCGGGGCCCTGTGTATAGAAGCCGTTCAGCGAACGGACGGGACCCTGAAAAGTAGTAATAGCCATGGAAATTCTCCGTGTTGTAGCACATCCCCGTACCGTCTCTACAACGTCTGCTAGGACAGTCGGTACAGGTAAAGGAACCTAGATTGCGAAAACATACAGCCTATTAGAAAAAAGGGAAGGGGTTTTATCCCCTTCCCCCTAATCTTACTTAGGCACCAGCCGAGCCGTACATGCCCAGCGGGTCAGACCAGCCGAACGAATAACGCTCGCGGGCCTTGTAACGAACGTTACCGGTGTCGAAGTCGCCGTCCATGCTGTTCGCCATGGGCGAACGGACGAAGTGCTTCAGACCATTCGGGACATCCGTGGTCAGGAACCAAGCATCGGTGTCGGTCAGGAAGTGGTTAACAGTGTAACCCTCCGGGATCGAACCGTTGCTCTTCAGAGCGTTGATGTCGTTATCGGCAGTGCCGGTGCGGAGTTCAGTCTCCAGCAAACGGGTCGAAACGAACATCAGGCTCGGCGGGACAACCAACTTACGGGGCTTAGCTGCGATGAGCAGGCCGCGTTCATCCGTCCAAGCCGCGATCTGAATTACGGCAGCTTCGAGGCTGGTTTCATTCAGGTCGGCAGCGGTAGCCGGGATGTTGGAGTTAGTACCACCGGAAACCAGCGGATGCGAAGCACTGAACAGAGCAACACCATCACCACCCGGATAGGAGGCGCTGAAGCCGTTGTTCAGGATTGCCGCAGCCTTGGTCTGCTTGGTATACGCCATGGCACGGGCCAAAGCCTTGGTGTAACGCGAAGACAGAGAATCGTAGAGGTTGTCCTCAATCGCTTCTTCCGTCAGCGAGAAACCCAGAGCAATCGTCTCGTGGTTGTAGCGGGCAGTGAAGACTTCCTGCGCATTGTCATACGCAATGGCAGAACCTTCGTTCTTAACCGGAGCAGCCGAAAAACCGGACAGCTTGGTTTCTTCTTCGAACGAACGTTCCGAAGTCTCGGTATCAAAGATTTCCTTATGCTCTTCGCCGTAACGAGCATATTCCAGACCGAACAGGGCGTTCAGGCCGGGAAGGAGTTCCTTAAGAAGTTGTGCGCGTGAAATAGCCATTTGTCATGTTCTCCTTAAACGCCAGTAGCTTGGGTATACTGGTGCCCGCCAACAGCGCCGGTTGTCGGCACATTCCACTTCACAATCACTTCGGTGTAAGAACCGGGGTTACCCGCAATAGCGGTTTCCGGCACCACGTCGATGATGCGAATGGGGTACGTGTTGGTGGTAGCCGTGGTAGCCAGAATAGCCACCGCAGAGTTACCAGTGATCGTGGAACCAACGTTCTGTACCAGCAGGGCGTTGTTGCCAACGTTACTGCGGGTGACGTAAGAAATCACAGTGGTACCAGACACTACCGCAACCTTGAACAACTGGTCCGGGTCATCCGCCACGAAGGCAACGATGTCCGAAGCGTTGACAGC